TAACGGACAAGTCCATGCAACTCTCTGGCATGGCTACGGCAGTCGTGGAACATAGGCAGGGTGCATCTATCGACGATGCCGCCAAGATGATCGCAGAGGCTAAATCTCGCATCGCTAGCAAGGTGAAAGCGCAGGCAGTCGAGGCTGAAATCGTAGCATGAAGTGGCGCACCCACCAGATCCTTTCCCCGCCGACCGATGAGGAGATTGCCCTCATGGAACCTACAGACCTTGTGGAGTTGCACAGGGTCTACCACGAAGCCGTGGACAACGCAGAACGCGACCCGTACCGCTTTGGCTTCCGACTCCCCCACTGGGCGAAGGCAGAGGATCAGCTACAGGAGGTAAATGAAATTGTGGCACTGGGAGGCAACCGTTGCCTTGCTCCAGAGCAGGAGATTTACGACCCTGTATTCAAGCAAAGCAAGCGAGTTGACGAACTGGAATCTGATTTCCATGTCCAAGCATGGGATGGCGAGAAAGTTGTAATTGCCAAGGCGCAACCATCATTCAGAAAAAACAAACAAGAGATTTACGAGGTGATTCTAGACAACGGAGAATCATTCCGATGCTCAAAATCGCACCTTGTATTGCACAAACTTGGGTGGATGCCAGTTGGAGACATCAAGCTGAACGACGAGCTTTCAAGCCCATTCTGCGCTTGCCCTCTTCAGTCCAATTCGGAACACAACCCTTCAGTGTTACCTCAAGATGACGGGCATTGTTCTCAAACAACTCAAGATTCTCAATGCGATTATCGTCTTTCATTCCGTTCTTGTGGTGAACAACTTCCGAGCGGGTTAAATGCCGACCAAGATGCTTCTCCATCACTAGACGATGCTCAAGGATATAGCGAGTGTGCTTGCGAGCGTTCGGGTGGTTTGGGCAATAAAGCTCAATGTACCCGTCCTTGTTCACAATCCTGCCACCTTTCCATTCGGGATGTCCTTCGCCGCTTCGTGGCCCTGTCCGCTGACATTGTATCCCGTGCTTTCTGCAAACCTTGTAAATCAGCTTGGGGGTCACGCGTGGATCTAGCTCCTTTGCCAGCCTTTCCGCGATATTCGCTTGAGTCCATCCTTCAGCAATCCAAAGGCGTATTTGATCTACTGGGTAAGTTATTGAGTTGTGCTTCGACATACCGACACCCTATCTATTCCCGCCGAGTTGTCAAGATCAATTACCTCCGAGAAGATTATGTCTGGGATTTCCATGTACCAACCTACAATAATTACATTGTAGCAGGTGTTCCCCAACACAACTCGGGCAAAACCCAGTGGGGTGCATTCTCCGTGGTGCGTGCTGCTATAGAAAACCCCAATGCCGAGATCATGTGCTTCGCACAGACATCCGAGGTTAGCATCCGTCAGCAGCAGAGTGCCGTGTGGGATTGGCTCCCAGCAGAACTACGCACGAAGCAGACTTCCTCCGGAACATATATCAGCTATACTAAAAAGAATGGCTTTACTGACTCATCGCTCATCCTACCCAACGGTTCTCAGATTATATTCAAGACCTACTCCCAGTACCAAAACAATCCTACCATCTTGGAGGGAGCGGAGTTGGGTTCTCGCTCTCCTAATTGGCATAATGTGGGCGTTTGGCTGGATGAGTATCTGCTTGGCCCTGAGTTGATCAACACCCTGAGGTTCCGACTGGCAACCCGCAACGCAAAGCTACTGCTGACTTTCACCCCGATTGACGGGTACACGGAGGTGATCAAGGAATACCTAGACGGAGCAACCAGCATAGAAAGCCGCGAGGCGGAACTGCTAAATGGTGAGCTTGTCCCCTATGTCCAGCGCAGCAAGAAGCGAAATGCATCCGTGCATTACTTCCACTCACAGGACAACCCTTTCGGTGGCTACGAGCGGATTAAGGAGACTTTGGTTGGTCGGCCTAGGGAGGAGATCCTAATTCGTGCGTACGGGGTTCCAGTCAAGTCCCATGCCACCAAGTTTCCCAAGTTCAACAAGGAGGTCAATGTGGTTGAGCCTCACGCTATTCCGACGAAAAATGTGACGCGATACCATATTATTGACCCAGCAGGAGCCAAAAATTGGTTCATGTGTTGGATTGCCGTAGATGCATCTGGAACATTCTGGGTATACAGGGAATGGCCGGGTGTAGATGTGGGCGATTGGGCCGAGTGGCGCGGTGGAAAGTGGGTTGCTGGGGATGGAGCAAAAGGGCAGGGCTACGGCATCCGCGACTATGTTGAGCTTATAAAAGACCTAGAGGGTGACGAGGAGATCATGGAGCGTCTGATTGACCCCAGACTTGGGGCAGCTAAGTATCAGTCAGCAGATGGGGCATCATCCATTATCGAGGATTTGAACGACGAGGGCATCGTGTGCATCCCCGCTCCCGGCTTGGAAATCGACGATGGGTTGCAAGCTTTGATCGGGAAAATGTCTTGGAATGTAACTATGCCGTCAGATTCGGTCAACCGACCGCACTTTTATGTCAGCGAGGAGTGTGAGAACATTATCCAAGCTTTGAGCGAGTACACGGGTGACGGTGGTCTGAAGGAGGCATGGAAAGACCCGATAGATGTTCTGCGCTACGCTGCCATCTCTGGTATTGACCATGTGGATGGGTCGCATATAGCTGTAACCAGACAAGGCACAGGAGGATACTAACCATGAAAACAACGAAAAAAGCAGCAAAGAAGGTGGCCAAGAAGGTTGCTCCAAAGGTGGAACCACAAGTGAAAGAGGTAATTCAAGCCACAGAACCCGCACCTGAGCCTCTGGAGGTTACGGTTATTGGACTCGCAATTAACCCAAGATATGTATATGCAGGGTTGGATGGGAATCGCATTGCCGTCGAAGTTCCAGCAAGAATGTCCCAGCGACTGCTCAACAAGACTATTAAAATTAACAGGAAATTAGACTCCGACACCTACGAATTATATCATGGAAACTGAAGAAATGTCAGAAGCCTTGGAAGGCGAAGCTTTGATCTATGTGGATGCCGAGCCAGATGTGCGCTCGCTTTCTTATGCCTACGAGTCTGCACTTATCGACCTCGACGAGTATTTCCAATCCTGCCTGCGCTCCTATGACGAGCGGCGCAATATCTGGGAAGGAAAGTCTGACGACCTCCGCAAGCATGGTGCTAACGCATTCCCGTGGGAGGGAGCTTCCGATCAAGAGGTCAATGTGATTGGCGAGCGAATTGACACCTATGTGGCTTTGTTTGACCAAGCCCTCCAGCGGTCGCACATCAAGGCATTTCCGACCAGCATGGCATCCATGCCGAGGGCAGCGATGGTCAGCGGTTTCCTGAAGTGGATGCGTTCCTCGTATATCCCAAATTTCCGCGACCACATGGAGTTGGGGGCTAACTACCTGCTTGAAAAAGGCCTGATGATCTCGTATGTTGGCTGGCAGCGGGAGTCCCGCACCTACCTCCAGACAATGACTCTGGACGAGGTCGCACAGGCGGCCCCAGAGATGGTTGACCTGCTCATGGACGAGAATGCCACGGAAATGGCCCTAGGATTGATTTTGACGGCATTTCCTGCTCTTTCGGAGAAGAGAGCCAAAAAGGCACTCAAAGACCTCAGAAGCAAAGGTGAGGCCCAAATTCCGGTTCCTAGGGTAACTGTGGATCGCCCGGTCGTCCATTCCTGCGCTCCAGACGGGGAGGTGATATTCCCTCCCTATGTTTCTGACCCACAGCGGTCACCATACATCTTCTGGAGAACTTTCCTGACCGCCCAAGAACTAGAAAAAAAAGTAACCAACGAGGGCTGGGATGAGGAATGGGTGGACAATGCCATCGACAAGCTTCGCGGCAAGGACTCCATGTACCTTGACGGGGAGAAAGTCAAAAATGTCACCCGCCTACCCATCACGGACGACAATGACCTCGTTATGGTTGTCTATGGCTACCAGCGTTTGATCGACGAAGAGGATGGCAGCGAGGGCATCTACTGCACCGTATTCCACCCCAATGCCGAGGGATACGCCAAGCACGAACTGCTTAACGGATATGACGACTATCCATTTGTGGTAACTCGTTTGTCTAATAACCAGAAGCGCATGTACGAGGTGCAGACCTTCGGGGACATCCTCCGTGGGGCGCAACTCCAGATCAAAAACGAGCGTGACTCGCGTGTTGACCGTTCATCTCTGTCAACTTTGCCACCCCTCATGCACCCCGCTGGCAAGCCTCCCTCCGACTGGGGGCCGGGCAGGCGCATACCATATCGTCGTCTGGGTGAGATCCAGTGGGGGCCGACACCACCACCCGACAATGGTTCCGTAGAGGTTGAGGTTTCGATGATCGGACAAGCTGACCGCAGCGTTGGTCTTGACCTTAACAATCCTCTCTCGTCCATGCGTCAGCAATACTTTGTGTCCAAGTTCTTGGATCATGTGCGTGATGTTCTTGGACTAGCGTGGAAACTCTACCAACGAATGGGGCCAGATGAGGTATTCTTCCAAGTTACTGGAAACCCCAATCCGCAGGTTATGACCAAGGGTTCTGCTGACGAGAATTTCAGCATCGTGGTGAACTTCGACTCCCAGAGCAACGACCCAGAGACTGCGGAGACGCAGTTGAAAAACATGGTGTCATTGGTGCAACTCGACCGCAACGGAATCATGGATGTCAACAAGCTGCTTGAGTTTACGGCATCGAGCATCAACCCAATCTTTGCCGACTATGTCCTGCAACCAGCAGAGGAAGCGCAGCAGAAGGTCATGAAGAATGTCACGGACGACCTCGCCAAAATCTTCGCTGGCATCGAGGTTCCTGCC